AATCTCAAGAACTTCGCGATTGGTGTCAACAAGCTAAAAACGCTGGTGCTACAGCAATTGGTGCTGGCGTTGGTTATATGGGCAATGTAGGTGTTCACTTAGATATTTCTGCCGGTAATACTGTTCCGGCAGGTTCTGCTAAATATTGGGGAGCTGCTGGTAGATCTGCCAATGCCCCTCAATGGTTAATTACGATTATGACATCATAAGGAGATTATATATGCCTGCTGTAGTTGTTCAAGGTTCTGCCTCTACTGGAGATCCCTGTGGAGCTCCTCCAAGAGCTCCAGCTGCTTTTAGTCCAGATGTAAAGGCTGGAGGTAAATTTGTAGTTAGACAGGGTGATGCATATGCGGCTCATGCGTGTCCAGGTTCTCCACCACATGGTGCTTCAGCTGCAGCAGGATCATCTACTGTAAAAGTAAATGGTCAACCTGTTCATAGAAATGGTGATGCTATTTCTTGTGGAAGTAGTGGAGCTAATGGCGTTGGCAGCGTAAACATCGGTGGATAAGGTATAAATAATACCATGAGTACAGAAATTCTATCAGACGCAAATTCAAATAGAGTCGGGGTAACTGCAAAGGTTATGGCCCGTGTAAAGCCATATACTGATTTAGATTTGCGTTTCAAGCCACACCCAAACTTTGGTGATGTGGTTCCATTAAAAGATATTGCTGCGATTAAAAATTCTATTCGCACTATTCTATTAACAAATAAAGGTGAAAGACCTTTTCAGCCAAACTTTGGTTGTAACATTAGTGGTTACCTTTTTGAGCAACCAGATCCTATTACATTATCATTTTTAGAAGACGAAATTAAAGACGCATTGGGATTATACGAACCAAGAGTAATTACGTCAGAAGTTAAAATTCAAGATAACACCGATGCTAATGCTTTATTTGTTTCAGTGTCGTGTATCTTAATATCAACACAACAAGAAATCGATGTTGAATTATTTTTAGAGAGAACTCGATAAATGGCACAAATTAAGAACGTAACAGAACTTGATTTCGATCAGATTAAAACTAATTTGAAAGTCTTTTTAAGTTCTCAAGATAAATTCAACGATTATGACTTTGATGGCGCAGGGATGAATGTCTTATTAGATGTTCTTTCTTATAATACTCAGTATAATGCTCTTCTTGCTCATATGTCAATGAATGAAGCGTTCTTAGATTCAGCACAAGTAAGATCTAATGCCGTATCACACGCTAAAAACTTAGGCTATATTCCAAAGTCAAGAACAGCGGCTCAAACAAAATTAAAAGTTACAGTAACTGGCGATGCAGATTCTCCCGCAACTGCTTCTATTCCAAAGGGATATAATTTTACAGGTCAAATTGGATCTAATACTTATACATTTGTTACTAATGCTGCATTCAATGCTGTTAAGAGCCAGTTTAATAATCAATATGTTTTTAATGAAGTTCATGCTTATGAAGGTAAACTTGTTAATCTTACATATCGAGTAGATAATAAAGAAGAATTTCAAAAATTTAGAATTGCTGATCCAAACGTAGATACATCAACTATGCTTGTTAGAGTTCGCAGTTCTTTGACTTCAAATGACTATACGACATATACTCATTTTAATAACATATTACAAGTAAATGACGAATCTAAAGTTTACTTTTTACAAGAAAATGGTAATGGCCAGTATGAGTTTTATTTTGGTGATGGAGTCTTAGGATACCAGCCAACAACTGGGCAAATTGTTGAATTAACTTATATTTCTACTAGTGGCTTAGAAGGAAATGGCGCAAAAACATTTTCGGCCAATTCGTTAATTGGTGGACAATCATCTATCTTAGTAGAGACTATAAGCGGATTTGTTAAAACAATTTCTGGTGCAGAAAAAGAAACAATCGACTCTATTAAATTTAATGCGCCCAAGTTATTTGCTGCTCAAGATAGAGCTGTTACTTCTGAAGATTATCGTAGTATCTTATTAGCTGAATTTGATTATATTGATGATATTTCAGTCTGGGGCGGAGAAACTGCTGTGCCACCAGTTTATGGTAAAGTATATGTTTCAATTAAACCTACAACTGGTGAAGTATTAACTGATTCTACTAAAAATGCTATTGAAAGATATTTAACAAATAAAAATGTTGGATCAGTTACAGCCGAAGTTGTGGATCCAGACTATACATATTTAAATATTGAAGCGTTTTTTAAATATAACCCTAATGATACTTCTAGAACCAAAACACAATTAGAAACAGCAGTTCAACAAGTCATTGTAAATTATAATAATACGACGTTGAAAAAATTCGATGGTGTATTTAGACAGTCACAGATATTACGTCTTATTGACGACACTGATCAAGGTATTTTGAATTCTACAATAAGACTAAAAATGCATAAGCATATATTCCCAATTGCTGGAGTTGTGTCTTCATATAATATTAAATTTTCGGCTCCAATGTATTTGTCTGAATCGGATGAATCAATTATTAGTTCTAACACATTCCATACAGATTCTCTTGGTACTGAAGGTACATTTAGTGATATTGCAATTGCGGGATCTACTAATAGGCAAGTTCAAGTCGTATCTGCTGCAACTGGAAATGTAATAATTGCCAATGCCGGAACCGTAAATCCAACGGCTGGAACAATTAGTCTTAGTTTAAATATTGCTTCAACAGCAGTAATAAAAATATACGCTAAAGCCGATTCAAACGATATTGCTCCAAAATTTAATCAACTTGTTGCTATTGAGTTAGATGATCCAGAAGATACTATTACAGTAACTGGCGAAATAGATACTATTGCAACGCAGGGCTCTGGTGGTGCTGCGAATTACACAACATTCCCAAGGCATTAATAGGGTCTCATGGCTGATAATAAAACAAATATAGAAAGCCCTAGTGTTGAGCAATTAATTCCTCAGCAATTAGTAGGTGACTCTCAAGCTCTAATTGAGTTCTTAAAAGAATACTATAAGTTTCTTAATCAAGATCAAGAGCCTACTCAAGTAATTAATACAATTGTTCAAAACAGAGATTTGGACGATGCTGTTGATGCGTACATTGACATGGTTCGCAAAGAGCTTGGCTATGGAATGGCCACTCAACTTGAAGCTAATAAAGTAAATTTATATAAACATATTGGAGAATTTTATAGAGCTAAAGGTTCTATTGATTCGTTTAAACTATTATTTAGATTACTTTTTAATAAAAACGTAGAAATTTCTCTACCAAAAGAGCAAATTCTAGTTGCTTCTGATGGTAGATGGGTTCAACAAACTTCTTTATTTACTGATATATCTGCCGGTGTACCATTTGATCTTGTTAATACATTTGTTGACGTTGTAAATACAGATGGCTCTACTGTTAAAGTTGAAGTAGAACGTGTTAGACATTATCAGGAAGGCATTTACGAGCTTGTTGTATCTCGTTTCTTTGTTGGTAATATTCTTAATAATGCTACTTTTACTTCTAGTGGAGTAACAGGCACTGTTATTAATTCTTTATCTGGATTCAAAATTGATTATGCAGGCCAAAAATTTAAAGTTGGTCAATTACTTGATGTTGTTCATGGTCAAGCAATCGGTACAAAAATTAAAGTTACTTCTGTTAATGTAAGCGGTGGTATTACTGGACTTGAGTTCTTATCTTTTGGTGTAGGTTATCCTGAAGACTTTACTTCTCAACTTGTTCCAGTTGGTTTTGATTATAGCTTCTCATTTGATAGTAATACAGATACTTATACTGGGTCTCTTAACGATCAAGTATCTTCTTCCGAGTTTCTATACTTAGAGATTAATCCATACACATCTGATGTTCAGCCTTACTTTGCAGAAGTTTATCTTGAAGGCCAGAGAGCTGTAAGCACAATCGGCGCTCAAGGGATTGAAAATAGTGATGTAAATCAACAAGACTTAACTCAATCAGATGCTGAAACTTTAACCACACTTCAATCACTTTATCCGAACCGTGCTATTGTATCATTTAAAAATACTCCGGTTTCAAGATATTCTGGTTCTTATTCTACAAATAAAGGTTTCTTATCTGATGATATTTACCTTCAAGATAATTTCTACTATCAGCAGTTCTCATACGTCATTAAAACCGATGAACAATTCTCAACATATGAAGGACTAGTAAAACAAACCATTCACCCAAGTGGTATGGTAATGTTTGGCGAATTTGAAATTACTAATGAGCTCGATGCATCAAGCGTTATTGCGCTACTTGCTACTCTCTTTAGAACTGGATTCCAGGATGTTATTAAAACCTCAGAATCTACGTTTGATAAAACAATTATTAAGAGTCCTCCATTAGACCAAGACGAAGTATTTACTTCTCAATTTGTATATTATGAATTTACTAAACCTCTTGAAGACGAAGTATTAACACCAAACGAAGCTTCTTATGAATTAACAAAACCTGAAGTTGATGAAATTTTCTCAATTGAAGCAATTCAAGATTTTCATGTTACTAAACCGCTGATCAACGAAGTTATCGCAGAAGACACTAGCTTATTAGAAACTGTTGATGCATACGCATTAGATTACTTTAGACAAGATTATTCTGAAGGCTTAATTTATGATGCGACTTTAGGTTTCTATTGGGAATTAACAAAGCCATTAACAGAGACAATTGTTACTTCTCAAACTGTAGACTATGAATTTGATAAAATTGAAGTTGATGAGATAATTACTTCTCAAACTGTAGGCTACAATATGACTAAACCTTTGGCTCATATTGTAGATACTCAAAACGAGGATTATTCAACTGTAGTTACTAAACCATTTGAAAATATCGTTCCAATTAATGATATTAAATATTCTGGATATGATAATGTTGAAGATCTATATGTCATTGAACCAACATTAGTTGGTAATCATGATGATGATTATTTCTTGGAAGATTATGTAGATGGTATTAATACTCCATTGTTTAGTATTACAATAGAAAAACCATTCTATGAGACAATATTAACTTCTAGTATTGACGTTCAAAGTTCTGAAATTCAAAAACCATTTGAAGAAGAGCAATTTGCAACTACTACTACATATGAAAAAGAGATTAGAAAACCATTTACTTCTGATGTAGCAGCTACAGAAGATAGATTCTATACAGATCCAGAAAATCCTGATATATATGTAGAAGCGCAGAATGATCCAGACTCAGATAACACTGTTGGATATTTTGCTCAGTATTATGTAGAAGATGTTAACGTACCACTATTAGAAAAGGCAATTACAAAGCCACTATTAGATAGTATAAATAGTATAGAAGGTGGATTAGTAGCACTAAACCCCTACGCTACTGTCCACTTCTTTGATGGATATTTCGAAGACGATTATATTGAAGGCTCCAGAGCCATTTCTTAAAAACCCTAAGGAGACATTTAAAAATGTTAATGCAAGAAAACCTAAAGGCGCGTGGCCAAGTTCAAGTTGAAATCCTTGACGCAGCTGGTGCCCTCAAAGAAAAAATTCACATTCCTAACCTTGTTGTTCAAGTAGGTCGTAACTTTATTGCTGAGCGTATGACTAATCAGACCGATGCTGTTATGTCGCATATGGCAACTGGTACTGATAATACAACTCCAGCATCCGGTGACACAACACTTGGTACTGAAAATGGTCGTGTTGTTCTAGACTCAACTGTTGTAAATGCTAATGTTGTAACATATACTGCGACATTCCCTCCAGGAACATCAACTGGTGCTCTAGTTGAAGCTGCTGTTTTGAATGCTTCTTCTGCTGGTATTATGCTTTGCCGTACAACATTTGATGTTGTTAACAAAGCTGCTGCAGATACTATGATTATCACTTGGGCAATTACAATCTCTTAATAACTGAAAAGAGAAATATTAAATGACTGCTGTTGTAACCTCATTATTCCATCCTAATTTGGCAAATACTGTTTACGAAGAAATTCAGAACAGAGGAGCCATCTACCATTATTTTGTTGGACAAGTTTTAGCATGGAGTGATGAGGCTTCACCACCTTTGCCTACTGGAATTCCTAGTTATGAGAATTCTGTTAGAAATAACATAGTTCAAAGTAAGCAAATCCAGATTAATGACGTAGCATTTGTTATTCCCAGAGTTAACTGGACAGTAAACGAAGTGTATGATATGTTTGATGATACATATACTCAAACTAATCCATCTTCTACAGGCGCTACATCATTACAAGATGCTAGAATATATGTACTTACCGAAGATTTTAATGTTTATAAGTGTATATACAATAATAATGGTGCAGCTTCAACAGTGGAACCAAGTGGTACTAGTGCAAACTATCTAGAAACTGCAGATGGATATATTTGGAAATTTATGGCGTTTATTCCTTTGGGTTTACGTAATAAATTCTTAACAACTGGCTTTATTCCAATTACCAAAACTGTTAAAAACAGATATTATTCTGAAGGTACAATTACTTCTTATAATATTCTTGATGGTGGTCAAGATTATGATCCAAATGAAACATATGCTCTTGTAACGGGCGATGGCTCTGGACCTTACGCAAAAAGATTATCTACTGTCGTTACATACATTGTTGAATACAAAGATGGTACTAATATTAATGGTTTTGGTAAAAAGTTTTATATTGACAATAAAATTACTCCAGAATTATATCTAACTGAAGGTAACACTTATAGATTTGAACAAAGCCATTCATCAAATACTGGAACTACTCTTAAGTTTTCTACAACTGATGATGGTATTCATTCAGGCGGTACTGAATACACAACCGGTGTTACCTATGTTGGTACACCCGGTACTTCAGGCGCATATACTGAAATTACTGTCGAAGATGGCGCTGCAAAACTTTACTACTATAGTGAAGATGATGAATATGCTGGAGCAGATGCTTATACAATTGCAAATGCTGGCATTGATGGCGCTGCAAATATTGAGTTAGTAATTGAAAATGGTGTAATTACTGGACTAGTTATTTTAGACGGTGGATTTGGTTATGATACCGCTACTCTAAATGTTAGTAAAGATATTGGAGATCCAGGAACTGGAGCTTCTATTACACTGAATCTTTCTGAAGGTGATTTAGATACACAACAAGCAAATGTAGAATTGTTAGCCACTGATGGCGAAATTAGCTACATTGTTATTGAAAATGGTGGCACCGGATATACTAGTGCTATTATTACTATTGATGGCGACGGAACTGGAGCGAATTTTACACCAGTTATTAGCCAAGCTGGAGTAATTACTGGTGTAAATGTTGTTAATCAAGGCTCTGGTTATAGTTATGCAAATATTACTATAACAGGTGATGGCAGAGATGCAACTGCAAGAGCTATTATGGCTCCAAGCGGTGGTCATGGATCTAATGCTCCCGATGAATTATTTGCTGATACTCTTTGTTTTTATTCTAACTTTGAAAATGAAGTAATTCAAAATCTTACAGTAAATAACGAATTTAGACAAATTGGTATTATTAAAAATCTAACTGAGTTTGGTTCTATCCATAATCGTTTTAATATTGAGCTTGGATCTGCATGTTATGCAATTACAGGAACTTTTTCGGGTAATAATTATCCAGAAGATTCTAATATTACTACTGCTGGCGCCAGTAAGTCGCTAAGAGTTGTTACATCAAACGATAACTCAATGTTATTACAATCTTTAGATGGATCTATTCCAAATGTTGGAGACGTATTCTACTCTGCAGGTGAATTAAATCCATTTACAATATTAACAGTAACTGATCCAACTATTAATAAGTTTTCTGGTAACATGCTTTATGTAGATAATAAACAAGCATTTACTCCTTCAGGTGAACAATCTGTAGTATTTAGAACTTTCATTAAATATTAACTTATAAATAATTCTAATAGATCAATCAATCCAAATTAGAGTGTAGCACGCAATGACAATAAATTTTAATACAGATCCTTACTATGACGATTACGATGAAGCAAAAGATTTTTATCGTGTTTTATTTCGTCCTGGTGTTGCTGTACAAGCTAGAGAGCTTACACAGATTCAAACAATCCTGCAAAAGCAAGTAAGCAGGGTTGGAGATCATCTTTTCAAAAATGGTTCTCAAATTATTCCTGGATCTGTTAATGTAGATAATGATGTACATTTTGCAAAGTTAAATACTACATTTAATTCTGTTGAAGTTACCAGCTATCTAAGTAGCTTCCAGAATATGATTATTACTGGATCTACATCCGGAGTTACTGCTGTTGTTTTGGATTCATCAGAATGTAATTGTGTTATTGATGGTACTATTCCGACTTTATATTTTAAATATGAATCAACAGCTGCTGATGGAGAAACTAAAAGATTTATTCCGGGCGAAAATCTTGTTGCTAAAGCTGTTGATAATACCACAGCAAATAATTATCGACTAACAGCTAATTTGGGCGCTGACTTATCTGTTACTATTTCTGCTCCAGTTGGAAATACTACTTATACAAATAATGCTAATACCGACGTAATTGGTCGTGGTTTTGCTGTTGAAGTTAAAGAAGGTATTTACTATATTGATGGGTTCTTTGTTAGAAACGATGAACTTCACTTATATACTGGTAGATTCTCAAACACTCCTACGGCCCGCGTTGGATTTAAAGTAGTAGAAGAAACTATTACTCCAGAAGCTGATACTACACTTCTTGATCCTGCACAAGGTACATATAACTATACTGCTCCTGGTGGCCACAGATATAAAATTTCTTTAGAGCTTACTGAACTACCAGAAGAATCAAGTGGTGCTGATAATATTAAATTTATTGAACTTATTCGTCTTAAAAATGGTCAAGTTCAAACTAAAATTTCTAGAACATCTTATGCTGAGCTTGAAAAAGCTATGGCAAGACGAACATATGATGCAAATGGTCACTTTGAAGTAGATAAATTTAAGCTCACAAAGCGTGAACATTTAGATAATGGCACAAATAATGGTGTTTATACTGTAGCTGATGGTGGTGATACTAATAAATTCGTTATGGCGATTGATGCCGGTAGAGCTTATGTGTATGGTTATGAAGTAGAAGCTATTAGCACAACGTTTGTTACTCATGATAAAGCAAGAGATGCAGATCATACAGTTGAAGTAGAATCTCTTCCTGTTGGAACACCTCTTGGCAACTATGTTCTTATTAATAACTTAAGAGATGGATACCCAGACTTTACAACGTATGAGCAAGTAAATCTTACAAGAGCTTATACAACAGCTGGTTCTGATCACTTTGCACCAGGATCCTTATCGGGTTTTGATGAAGTAGTTGGTACTGCTAGAGTTAAATCATTAGAACATCACTCAGGTGATTATGGTTCTAATCCTACATTTAAGCTAGGACTGTTTGATATTCAAATGAAATCAGGATATTCGTTTACAAACGATGTAAATGGTATTCGTGATACCGCTGGTGTAATCGGAAATGTGTGTTACGGTGCTAATATCGTTCCAGACGTTGATGAAGGTTATGTTACAGGTACTGCAACTAATACCTCTGGTGGATCTACAACAGTAACTGGTACTGGTACTCTTTTTAGCTCTGAATTTTCAGCTGGAGACGTAATAGTAATTAATGGATCAGTAGCTGGACAAGTAACTTCTGTTGAATCAAATACATCATTAACATTAACTAACACATCAGAAAATGCCAATGTGTTGAATGGTAGAGTTCAAAAACTCAAAACTGTATTACAAGATTCTGAGTATCCAAACTTAATCTATCCTGTAGGTTATCAATATATTAAGTCTTTGTATAACATTGATGGAACCAGATTTGGTACATTAAGTGTTCGCAGAATTCTTAGTGATACCACAGATTCAAGTGGTAACTTTTCAAGTACTCTTTCTGCTCAAGGTGAAACATTCTTATCAGATCAAAATACTGAAAATTACACATTATTCGATAATAACGGAAATATTGTAGACATTGACTCTGCTGATATTTCTTTTGACAACGATTCAAATCGTAAAACTGTTACTATTTCAGGATTAAGTAATAATACTGCTTATACTCTTGCAACCACTATTCGACAAAGCGGAACAGTAGGAGCAGAAAAAACTAAAACATTACAAACAGCATTTACTCAAGATATTACTGGAAAGAAAACTGTTACTGGTTCTAGAATTACACTTCAAAAAGCTGATATTCTTAGAATAACAGATATTCAAGTTACTCCTGGAGACTATACTGCATTTGATGCTAATAATGCTGTTTCTATCCTTAATAACTTTACTCTTGATAATGGCCAAAGGCCAACTCATTATCAAGCTGCAGCTTTGGTACTTAAATCAAATAAGAAAGTTCCTACTGGGGCAATTAGAGTAACTTATGATTACTTTACGCATTCATCAGCTGGTAACTATTTTACTGTTGACTCTTATACTCGACCAGATAACCCAGCTGTTGGTATTACATACGATGAAATCGGGACTACTAATTTTGATAATGGCGGTTCAGTAAACCTTGCTGATGTCGTAGACTTTAGACCAGTTATTTCTGGCGATAATACTACATCAATCGAACTTCCAGCAATTGGAACAGATTTAACTACTGACCTTGCGTATTATTTAGCTCGCATTGATAAGATTTTACTTACATCAAAAGGTGAGTGGAAGGTTATTAAAGGTGTTCCATCAGAAGATCCACAAGAACCCGCTGATTCTGATGGTGGTATGGTCATTGCTACTCTCTTTGTTCCTCCATATACGAAAAATGTTGGAGATGTCAAAGTTCGTCAAAGAGATAATAGACGTTACACATTTAAAGATTTAGGTCAAATGGAACGTCGCATGTCTTCTCTTGAAGAATACGTTGCTCTTGATCAATTAGAAAAACTAACTGCTGATCTACAAATTACTGATCCACTTACTGGTATTGACAGATTTAAAAATGGGTTTATTACGGATCAATTTACTGGGCACTCTTTAGGAGACGTTCAGCTTAACGATTACAGAGCTTCTGTTGACGCATTAAATAAAATTATGCGTCCTATGCACTTTACTTCTTCACTTGATATTATTGAAGATGTTTCTGATCAAGCTGAAAGATTAGCTGCTGGTTATCAAAAAACTGGTGATGTTATTACTCTTCCTTATACCGAAGAGTCTCTTATCTTTAACCCTTATGCGTCACGAACTATTGATGTTAACCCATATAAAATTGGTGCTTTTAAGGGTGAGATTACTCTTAATCCCGAAGGCGATAATTGGAAAGAAACTGATCGTAGACCAGATCTTGTTGTAACTGATAATAATGGCTATGACGCAATTCAATATATTGCTGAAGAGCTTGGTATTACAGGTACTCAATGGAATGAGTGGGAAACGAACTGGACTGGTTCTTCAACATCATCTAGAACATGGCAAAGAACCAGTGGTAGAAATACAACCGGCTTCCAAGAAACAGTTACAACTCTTACAGGCACTCAATCTCGTACTGGTGTACAAACTAATATTTCAAGTTCTGTTAACTCAGTAAATTATGGAGATCGTGTGGTTGATATATCATACATTCCATATATGAGACCAAGACCTGTAACATTCGTTGCTAAAAACTTGAAGCCAGATACAAAGTTCTTCCCGTTCTTTGATGATAAATCAGTTACTGATTATGTTATTCCAGCTCAGGTAATGAAAGTGAGTCTTTCAGCAGGCGCGGGATATATGGACTTTGATCCAGTAAACCTACAGCAAGGCGTAATTTCTGATCAATATGAAAGACTTGAAAATGGTAGAGTTGAACCAGCCTTTGGTATTGGCGACGCAGTCAAAAACTCAACGCATGCAGCAACTAATATTTCTGCTATTACTCACCTTACATCAGCTGCAGCTTCATTTAGTTTAACTGTTGCTTCTGCAACTGGCATTTTACCAGGTCACCATGTTATGCTTTATAACTTAGG